CTACAAGTCTAACTATTGCAGGAAATCCCACTGATGCAAGTGGTACTCCTACAGATGCAGGCTTTCGATTATATACGGATGCCTCTGGAATAAACCTAGATGAAGAAGATGTTTCTGGAAATGGACCAGATGCTTCTGGAAATTATGTAGCAAGCTTTGGGGGATTGACTCCTAGTACATCATACTATTTCAGGTGGTTTTTAATAGACGACCAAGGCTATGGACCAGAAAGTGCAATAGCGACTCTTTCTACATTAGCAGATACTCCTAGTGCTCCTACTGCCCCTGAGGCCCCTATGTTCATTGATAGAACAATAACAAGCGTTACCGTTTCAGGAAACCCAAATACATCAACTAATTCCCCTTTTACAAGTGCAACCTTTTTCTTATATAGTGATGATTCTGGAACTACTTTAGTAGGAGATGCTTCTGGAACAACCATCGATGCTACTGCAAGTGGAATAGATGCTTCTGGAAATGGCATAGATGCTTCTGGAAATTATCAAGCAACGTTCAACGGATTAACTTCTAATATAAGCTACTGGACAAACTGGCTTTTAACAAATGCTGGTGGCGCTGGAGCACCAAGTGCGTTATTGGGAGGATTTAAATCTTCAATACCTAATCCTACAGTTACTGCAACTTCCACAAGCATTGTTGCCTTAGGAAATGCAACTGGAGTAACTGGTTCACTTGATTCTGTAACCTTTATCTTATATGATGAAAGTTATTATAATCAAATAGAGGTAATTACGTATGCTATTGGAACAGGAATAGATGCATCTGGAAATGGACAAGATGCTTCTGGAAATTATCAAGCTACATTTAATGGATTAACTCCTAATACTGCCTATAATCTGAATTGGTATTTAACAGGTGGTACTAGTGACACAGGCATTGGTTCTCTATTAGCTAACACATTAGCAGAAGCAGCCCCCCCTACTGCCCCTGATTTCCCTATTCGTATTGATGGAACACCTACCAGCTTTATTTTTTCAGGAGACCCAGCTACATCATCTAATTCCCCTTTTACAAGTGCAACCTTTTTCTTATATAGTGATGATTCTGGAACTACAGCAGTAGGAGATGCTTCTGGAATAACAATCGATGCTACTGCAAGTGGCATAGATGCTTCTGGAAATGGCATAGATGCTTCTGGAAATTACCAAGCAACTTTTTCGGAATTAACTTCTGGTACACCCTATTGGACAAAGTGGCTTTTAACAAATGCTGTTGGCCCTGGAGCACCAAGTGCCCTAGAATCTTATACTGCTGGTGTCCCATTCCCACCACCTCAGTTAAGCCTTGTTGGTTCTCCAACCTCTTCAACAATTACAGTTCAAGGTACTAGTATAGGTGTAAATAATAGTGGCAGTGAAATTACTGGTGCAAACTTTTATTTAACAGTCGGGTTTGGTTATAGTTCTCCTGTTTATGATGCATCTGGAACTACTACATTCGATGGTTCTGGAAATTTTACTCATACCTATGAAATGTTATCTGCATCAACCCAATATATGCTTAGTTGGAGTCTAGTAAATAGTGCAGGTGAAAGTCCTAAACCTCAAACAATAAGTGTAACTACTGCAGGTGCTAATCCAATCTGCTTCCTCCGTGGCTCCAAGATTCTCTGCATGAACGGACAAAAAGAAGAATACATGCCAATTGAAGACATGAGAGTGGGCACTCCCGTTAAGACGCTGAGTGGAGTCTTTGTGAAAGTCCACACCATTGGCAAAATGAACTTCAAAAATCCTGATAATGCTGATAGAGGTCCTAACCGCCTCTTCAAGCTGAGCCCTAAGAACTATCCTCAGCTTACCGAGGACCTCATTATAACAGGATGCCACTCTATCCTAGTAGATAAGCTAGAGCCCAAGCAGAAGGCAAGGCATCTCAAGCTAATGAAGAATCTCTATATGACTACTGGTAAGTTCAGACTAATGGCCTTCATTGATGAGAAGGCGGAACCTTATCAGAAACCTGGAGACCATGAAATCTGGCATTTTGCCCTAGAAAACGAGGAAATTGTCTGCAACTATGGAGTCTATGCGAATGGAGGGCTACTTGTAGAGAGTGCAAGTATAAAAATTATGAATGAACGCGGCGGCCTTGCACTGATTGAGTAATTCTTTAGCCTTATATAAATTTATTTAATTATCATGTAAAATAATTTATTACATGATAATTAGATGGCAACTTTAAACAATTTTTTTATAAATATTGAGGATAAATATACAATACCCGTTGCTGGTGCCGCTTTTTTAACAAATTTACCTGCAGCAATGATACAAAAGATAGATGGTGCTAAACCTCTACTGAACTCATCATATAATATTCCGGTTGAAAGATATCAAACTGTAATAACTACTAGCGATATACATGCAGACCTTCTTGTTCTATCAAGTATTTTATTCAATGCCGAAGTAACTGATAAACAACTAACGAGTCTTGATGATGTATTTACTATACGATGGAATCCAGCAAAAACGAATACTATTCTTATCATTGTAGGTGATATTGTCGATGGAAATCGTGATGGCATGTCTGTTCCAGATGTAAGTGGTGATATAGAAATTTTATTGCATATATTTTTATTTAATCTAAGAATATCAGCAAGGGAATATAATTCAGAATTGAGATTTTTAATCGGTAATCATGATTATCATACGGTCATTCAAGAAGGAGAGTTATCAGGCAGCGTTTTAGGGAGAAATGCAGTGCCTTATGGAACTGGGCATGGTGGAATTACTACTCAAATATTAAATAAAACATATTATGGCAATATGAATGTAATATATAATAATTATGTTCATCAGAGTGCTAAAACCCTATTTGGGGAAAGAGCAAATAGAAGAAATTGCCTTTTACCATTTTATGAGGCTTGTCCTTATATTACAGTAACAATTGGCAATGAGGCGATTTTTGTTCATGCTTCCCTTCATGGTGGAAATAATGGAGAATATAATATGACTCCTAAATTATTAGAATTACAAGGAAAAATAGATGAACTAGGTTTAAAAAATACAATATGCAAACCTAGTGGTAATAACGAAGATATAAAATTTATTTCAAATGTAAATAATGATGATATGTTTGGGGGGCCGCTATGGGCAAGATATTATTCATATTCTCCAGAAGCTAGTGTATGTAGTGTAATTAATAGTAGTCCTTATAAAATGACTATTGTTGGTCACTGTCAAACAAATCTTTGTTCCAAAGGGCCAGGGGGGCTTGCAAGGACAATAATTAGAAAACCAGAATATACAAGTACACAGTGTAACGATGGGGGATGTGTTCTTTTAGGATGTGGCGATGCTTCTGGGCCAAGACTTGCATTTGTTGATATCACAATGAGTAGAGCATTTGAAAATAAGGGAAAAAGGGAGGAAATCCTTGTCTTGAAACATGACGACACCAAGGAACCTTCTAGATATTATAATAGTATTTCTCGCGTAAATACACTTGTTGCAGCAGGAGCGCCTAACGAATTAATTGTTGTTTGGGAAGCCCCTACTTTGCCTGAGCCTGTAGCTGAGCCTGTAGCTGAGCCTGTAGCTGAGCCTGTAGCTGAAGCTAAAAATGGAATTTCAGGTGGCAAACGAAGAAGGCGAAAAACACGTCGGCGTCAAATTAAGAAAAAAACTAGAAAGTATCGAAAATATCTATAATTGTTTCTAGGAAAGTAAGATATTAATCGGAATCTGAATAGGTACCAGGTGAATTTCTGGATTATTGCCATATAAATGAGGGGAAGGCTCTAATTTACCAATTACATGGTCTGAAAGAAGTTGTCTTATCTGATCTTCCCTAGGAGGCACCTTGTAAACCTGTAGAAATTTTGGAGATTTCATATTAGCGGAAGTTAACATAACGGCATAAAACTTCTTGACAGCATTGCATGATTTAGAGCACATCTAATATTAGAGTGCAGTGAGCCTTAAAGTCCTGACTTTTGGCCTTCTGGATTCTAGTTTTTTGGTTCGCTTTTTATAGGCGAAGCCATAAAAAAGCCGCGTCCGTTGCATCTGGAAGATGCAACGGCATAGCGCCTATCCTGTCGATAGGCGCGTCTAAAGCCGTCCTTAAAAAAGACATTAGTAACGGAGAAGGATGAGTGTTAGTATCCAGGAAATGCAGTCAGCAGCGGTTGACATGGGCCCAGGCCAATCAGGAATGGGTCCCACCATAAATATTTCCTCTGAAATTGGAAATGTGGTTGAAGTAACTGACTTGAGTGATGACCTCGGCCTGAATCTTCTGGCAAACCAGAATCGTTCGAAAGTGGAGGGAACGCAGAGTTTCGGGTCAGCACCTATCCGGCTTTCCGTTCCCGATGAGATGAAGCCTATTCAGTTCGACACCCTTGAGCCAATTGACTTAAATACCTTCGGCAATACATTTGGCGGGTCTATGGATTCTGGGTCTGGGTCTGGTTCTAATTCTAGTAATCCCCTTCCTCAAATCAGTATCTCCAAGGAATCCAGTCCCTACAATAACTATCAATCCAGCTCTGCACCTTCTATTTCCCTTACCCCAGCACCCCCTCGCGATTTAGAGAAAGAGCGACAGGAGAAGATTGAGTATCTGAATAAGCTGCAGCGTCTTGAATCCAAGGGATACCCTATAAGCAAGCGGTTCACAATGGATAATTCCTTCGAGGAAATCAAGCAGGAATACACAAGGCTGGTGGATGCCAGGAATCTAGAAGGCTCTCTCAGATTTCAACGCCAGATGCTGATGGGTGCAATCACTGGACTCGAGTGGATGAATGACAAGTTTGACCCCTTTGATATCAAGCTTGAGGGATGGTCTGAATCGGTTCACACCAATGTCGAGGATTTCGATGAAATCTTCGAGGAGTTGTATGACAAATACAAGGACCGTGGTAAGATGCCTCCTGAGATGCGCCTGGCAATGGCTGTCGCTGGAAGTGGATTCATGTGCCATGTGTCAAATTCATTCTTTAGACAGAAGATGCCCACAATGGATGATGTGCTAAAGAGTAATCCGATGCTTGCTAAGCAGATGGCCCAGGCTGCGGCAGCTCAGGCTGGTCCAGGCTTTGGTAATTTCATGGGAATGGCCATGGGTATGCCTGGGATGCAAGGTATGCCTGGGATGCAAGCAGCCCAAGGAATGGGTGGAAACCAAGCACCTCCTAATATGCCAGCATCTGCAATGGCCATGGACCCTCCTGGACCCACCGGCGGATTCTTTGGCTCTAGTGGTAGGTCTGCAGCCAACCCAAGCCAGATGTCTTCTGGCTCTGCAGCAGTAGCGGCGGACCCTAGTCAAAGACGTGAGATGAAGGGGCCTTCTGGAGTCGATGATATTCTAAGAACCTTTGAGGATGTTCGTAAGGCTGAGATGGAATCCATTGGTGTTCGCTCCATGCCAGTGAATGTGACGATGCCTACTCAGCAGCAGCCTGCAATGGTGGCAGTCTCTGAGCTTCAGAGTGTTGCCAGTGACGAGTATAGTCAGGCAGATTCTACACGCTCAGGAATGAATAGACGCAGAGCAGGACGTAGGCCTGCACCGGTTGGCTCTACGGTAAGCCTTGATGTTTAAGGATTTTATATGTTTTTCTCATTTAAAATGTCTATTATTTACATAATATCTATTATATATTATAGATATCATTGTATGTTAAATAATTTTGTTGGAACTAAATATCGATTAGCAGATAACTGGTTTGAGTATATAGATGTCAGTAAGTATTCTAATAAACAAATTAATTATTTAGAAATTGGAACATTTTATGGTGCTAATATTTTATCTGTTGCAAAAACTTATGGATTACATGATAATAGTAAATTGTATTGTATAGACCCTTGGGAAGATTATGATGATTATCCTGAATATAAAAACCAACAATCATCAATCTATAAGACATTTATTACTAATATTGAAAATTCTGGAGTTAAAGATAAAATAATAATAAATCGTGGATATTCTAATTTAGAAATACCAAAGTTTAAAGATGATTTTTTTGATATTATTTATATAGATGGAAATCACGAACCAGAATATGTATTAGAAGATGCTGTTTTAAGTTTTAGAAAATTAAAAAAAAATGGCATAATGATATTTGATGACTATGGATGGGGGGGTCCGGATTTAACGCAAAAGGGTGTAGATGGGTTTTTATCTAGTTATTACAAAAAAATAATTTATTTAGGTGAAAAAACTACTCAAGTATTCATTAAAAAAATATAAATATTGGGCATTTTAAATGATAAAGGTATAAAAGTATAAAAGTGTGCAAAAACCAATAGAAAGTTCTGAAATTCTAATTCCAATAATGAAGAATATCCAGATCATTAAATCTAGCTAATAAATTTGAGTAAATCTAACACATGAGCTTAGTAAGCCCGTATGTTACCTTTGCTACCGCAACAATGGGTCTACGGTGAAAAGGTTCCCTTTAATGAGAGTAATACCGTAGAATTCAAGCGGGTCTCCATATTTACTGGCCTCTTTAGCCTGAAATCTATTCGTGGCTCTGGGCTTCCTAAATACAAGGAAACGATTCACGCCTTTCTCAATGGTGCAGGGGGATATCTAATCATGGGAGTCCTCGATGACGGCACAATTGCGGGAGGCGAAAATCTGACTCCAGATTTCCTAGATAAATTTAATCTGTGGATTGATTCATGTTATGGAACCTTCACCTGTAAGGATGGTGGGCCCATTGACCCCTGTAAGATAAAGATGAAAATTCATACATTTCCTGTTCAAGGTTTACCTGATAATACTCCTCCAGCAGATATTCTAGTGGTCGAGGTAATTAACAAGGGTGTTCCACTGAATATCATGAATCGTTCTGGTGTTATTATTTACAGGCTGAATGCCAGTAATTATAAGATGATTACTGAGCCCGTGTATAAGAAGCGCGATGTCAAGGGAATGATTCAATCTATACAGACTCATATGCAACAAGTGATTGATGAGAAACATAGGGCCCTAGAAGATATTCAAGAGAAACATATGGATGAAATTAAGGCTATCATAAAACGAGAAAGTAATATTACTCGTGATTACGTGGAAAAAATTAGTGAGAGTCTCTATGAGAAATATAAGATTGAGCAAGAGCAAAATCTATGTGGAAAGATACTCCGATTTATTGGATTTTAGGTTAGCTTTCTAAGTTTTTGCTAGCTTTTTTAAAAAAGCTTAGTCTTTCTTAATTGCCCGAGCTGCTGGACAAAAATCAAAAAACTCCTCTGGATTTTTCATAACCCATGTTTTATGAGCACCAAAACTTCTCTTGGAAAATGAATCCTGTGTGCAGAAATTTGCTAGAACTTCCGCTGACTCAGGCTTATTTGCAGAGTGCTCAACACAATTAGAATAAAAGACATCCTCAGGATAGTCTGCAGCTATATTAGGATACTTTCTAATGCATTGTTTCTGAAAGGAATTCTTTCTAAAACTCAAGCCACCAATTCCATAAAATGAATTACCCTTAGAATACTCTTTAGCCCAAACCTCCTTTTTATTTCCAATTGCACCAGCATACGAGCCACATCCAATATAATCATACTTCATAAAGTCGCGTAGTTTAAACTCAGAAGCAGGGCATATAACCGCATCTGTTTGAAACACTAGGATATTCTCAGCCTTCACTTGATTCCAGAAATCTAGACTCTTAAATAAGATATTATATCCATCAGCATCTAGATTGTCTGTGTGAAGAGGAATTAAGATGACCTTACGCCCTTTTATATTAGCAGTTGCTTCCCTTGCATATTCATTCCCAGATTTACCATGAAATACATAGAGGTCCCAGGTCTTACACGTATGTTTATCAAAATTCTCACAGACATACTTTAACATAGAATGCTTCCTTGGCTCGACAATTACTAAAGCATTCTGCTCTAGTAGGCCGGAATAATTCCATATATAGACTAAAATTATAATAAGAACAATAATTCCTATTATAATTGAATTTTCTCTAAATATCGTTCGCCATGCTAAGGAGAACATCTACTTATTGTCCCCATAATCCTTGCATAACCTTGTTATATTGGTCATGTGTTTTCATGCCAAATGTAGTATTTACTTCGGCAGGTTTATCAGATGATGATATCTTAGAGGCCTTATCTTGTAATGATTTCAAAATGGCGGTTTCTTCGGGTGTAAGTGAAAGAGCGGGCTCTTTTACTTTTGTCTTACATGTTGCATTGGCTAAACCACCCTTTCCAAAAATACACAGACTACTATTTTCATTTAATAAGTATCCAACACAAAGAATTACAATCAATGAAAGCCATGCCGCAGTAATTATATTTCTTGTAGCTAAGAAAAATATCATAAAAATAATTACACGTCTGAACCAGGGCTGATTTAAGAATTTTTCTTGCTCCTTTGTAACTTCAAGGGGGAGAAATCTTCCACCTATATTAAGTGCAAACATTGCAGTTGCGAGGGCATATGGAGATGATGCTATTTTTGTCATTGTTGCTTCAAAGGGTCCACTAGGTGGAGCCACTGCTGGCGGTGGACCAGAGAAACTCATCTAACTTCTTTTATCAATATATTTTTATAATTTATGCCATCTGTATCATATTTGCAATATATAATGATACTGCGATTCCTGACATTAAGCCAATAGATTCACACCATTCTGCCCCAAGCCATACAATCAATAAAAGTATCATTCGCCATATAGGAGATTCCCATTGTGCAACCATTGTTAGTGGGTATAATGTCCGGAGAGATAGACTTTCAAATACATTCCATGCTAATAATGATAGGAGGGTAATCATGCGCAAACTTGCATTTAATACACTAGGAATATCATTGAAATTTACTATCTCATCCATCTTACTTTATGGCGATGTTTCTATTTATAGAAGAAGCCTTTAGCAAAGCATTAGCGAAGCCTATTTATTAGAAGATGAACTATCAAAGGACGTTGAATTTCCTTGCACAGAAGATGAACTATCAAAAGGGCTTGAATTCTTGTCCATAGATGATGAAGAAGATCGAATATCATTATTCTTTGGATTTGTCGTTATCACTTTATCAGATGAAATTGCAATTGGACTCTCTCCTAAAATTCTCTCAATAAACCATCTATGTGGACTTGAAATTAGAGTTGTAGAATTATTACTATCTTCGGTAAGATCTGAATACCCTTCAGAAGAATCATGTTTTTGTAAACGTGCAAATATAATGAGTGAAACAGTGGCTGCCAATAATCCAGTTGGCCAATCAATTAAAACTGCAATGATAAAAGGAAGTATAAAGAAAACTGCTCTACCAAGTGCATTATCGAGAAATTCTAGAGACTTCCGGGGGGCAATTTCGACAAAGGAGCCTATTACAACTAGGCCTACAACCGATAGAATTCCTAGAGGTGAATGTAAAACAGAATGTGTATTTCTTATCCAGGACATCATGCTAAAATCAATATCAGTATTGCTATTTGCAGGATTATTGGCCTTTGGCGAACCTTCGCTTTTGGCCTTTGGCGATGAAGCCTCGCTTTTAGCCTTTGGCGATGAAGCCTCGCTTTTAGCCTTTGGCGATGAAGCCTCGCTTTTGACCTTTGGCGATGAAGCTTCGCTTCTGGCCTTTGGCGATCCTTCACTTAGAACCATTCTGTTAGAAGAACAAAGTTTTAATCAGATAAAAAGACATAGGTTGAACTTAGATGGAGTTCGCCTCTATAGAGGATGCATTTCCACAGGTGGAGAAATCCAAAGAAAAACGGCGTCATAAGAAAAAGGAGGGCTTTCAAGCATATGAACTACCTCCAACTGATCCAGACCGTCCGGCTGTAAAACGAATGCTAGAAATTCCAGCAATAAACACAATGCCCAGCAATGACGATGATGAACTTTTAGATGAAAGTAGCAAATTTATGAAACGAACAACTGTTGATAATTCACTCCCTTCACCACGGTTAATGGGAAATCAAGCCACACCAACACCCAGTTTCTTTGGTGCAGAGCCATTCTCAAATCCAAATGAAGATACCATGGCTGTTTATAATGGTAGTATGCGCAATAAGGGGGGGTATATGCTTGATGCAGATTTTACAAAATCGTTTGAAGAAACTGGGTTTGGAAAATCTGCAGGAAAAATGGTGCCTACTCCTGAGCTCCGGCAACGCTGGAAACCCATGTCAGCAGACCGTGTAGATAGTTCATTTACAAATGAATCAAAGTCACACTTTGAAGGTCTTTCGAGCCAAGATATGTTAGCAATGCGTTCAAAAATAGACACACTAATGGCACGCTTAGATGATTTAGAGAATAGGGCAGATGGTGCAAATCCACAGCTTGAAATGCTTTCATTTATCATGACCGGTCTTTTCTTAATGTTTGTCCTTGACTTGACGGTCAAGAAGCTAGCTCGTTAGCTTTAGCCTTTGGTGAAAAAGCTAGCTCGCTAGCCTTTACCTGTGGTGAAAAAGCTAGCTCGCTAGCTTTAGCCTTTGGTCAAAAAGCTAGCTCGTTACTAGGCATATTCTAAATTGACCTGATGAATTCCCATTGTAAATCCTTGCAAATCTTTTCCCAAATCTTATCCTGTGCATAAAGTTTATCACGATTTTTCAATAGAGGAAAGCAATGCAAAAAATCATCAAGCTCTAAGAGTTCACATAACTTATAGAGAACATAGGAATAGGACAGAAAATTAGATCGCTCCGCAGGACAATGATTCTGAAAAGATGGCTGGATTTCCTTAAATAAATAACGCAACTTTTCTTCAGTCTCCCTACCCATAACTGGTGCAGTATGACCATTGAGTCTACTGAGAATATGAGGAACATGTTCATAGAAAGAATTATACTTGAGCTTCTTCAGAATTTCACGTATCTTACTACGATTCAAGGATGACGCCTGTAGGCGCTCTTTCTTAATCTGCGCTTGAATATTTTCAAAGACTTCCTCTGGAATTTCCGTACTTTCCTTTGCCTGGAATTGTGCCAGCCACTCATTAAAGTGATTAATACGCTTATAGGCATAATAAGATACTTCACGCGGCGGGTCCTTATAACTTGGCTTATCTGAGTCCATCAAAATGAGCTTATGAAATCCACAATGTGGGCAAGAAACGGTAGCATCATTAATCGATATCTTCATATCTTCTCCACATGCATCACACATGAATGATGTGTCATTTAAGGCGTGCATAGATGGCCTAGAATAATGTGGGTCCATTCTTTGCAAGTATTGGTCTAATAAGGCGTCACGACGTAAATTATCACCACCATGCTCTCTATGAGATACTTGAACTCTTGCACCACTGATATCCTGCCTTGATGCATTTTCAAGGGCTTCAAAGACACTTCCAGGGCGGGCCCTATCTGCTACCGATATAATATTATCAGCTCCACGGTTAATTCGGTCCTGGATATCATAATACTGAAAGAGGAGGTCACCAGTTTGTAAATAATAATCAAACACTGCGCCCTTCTCATCAATAGATTCTAGTTTCACTCTTGTTTCCTTTAGCTCCTGCTCAATCTGATATCGCTCAATATCACTATGCTCTTTCTTGTATTCACCGGTTAGAGCCGCCTGTTTATTTTTTAGCATGTGCACATGCTCAGTAGAGTCCTTAATCTTACTTAGATAATGTTGATGAACAGTATCTAGAGTTGTCCTGGCTTCTGGATTAGACCGCTTTGAAGGCCTAATCTTAAAGAAGGGGTCGTTCATATACTAAGGAAATGCTAGTTTGGCTCTTTAACCCAGGTCATCATGCGTTAAGGCAGTTAGATATATAGTTACGGTTGCACCTTATTTCAAGATAATTGAAGTAAAGTCTGAGTGGACTATAAAGCTATCAAAAGCAAATATTGAAGAGAAAGCTCAGGCTACCGTGAAAGCTGGATATCGCTATAAAATCTGGATTTACAGTGACAAGAAAGTGAAAGTTGAGAAAAAGGTATACTAGAAAAATTGTCTTCCGGCAGATTTCCATTTTCCGCCGAAAAAATCATTTTGCCAAAATTTTTTTCTCTGTGATAGGTATAACAACATGACAGGAGGTGGCCTTATGCAGCTTGTAGCCTATGGTGCTCAGGACGTCTATTTAACCGGTAATCCCCAGATTACCTTCTTCAAGGTGGTATACCGTCGCCACACCAACTTCGCCATGGAGTCCATTGAGAACCCTTTCAACGGCTCTCCTGGCTTTGGCCGCAAGGTGACTTGCACCATCCAGCGTAATGGTGACTTAATCTACCGCATCTACCTACAGGCCACTCTGCCCAAGGTGACCCTGCTAAGCACTGACGGCTCTGGTGCCCAGTTCCGCTGGCTCAACTGGGTGGGTCACAACTTAGTGAAGAATGTGGAGCTTGAGATTGGTGGCCAGCGTATCGACAAGCACTATGGTGACTGGCTCCAGATTTGGAATGAGCTAACCCAGGAGGCTGGCAAGCAGGCTGGCTATGCCAAGATGGTGGGTAACGTGCCCCAGCTAGTGAATCTGCTAGTGCAGGGTGGTGAGGACTGCGACAACTACTGCGCTGGTGGTGAGCCCAACAGCTCCAACGAGTTCCTCATGTGCTCCCCCGAATACACCCTATACATTCCTCTTCAGTTCTGGTTCAATCGCAACCCTGGCCTTGCCCTGCCCCTGATTGCCCTCCAGTACCACGAGGTCCGCATCAACCTGGAGTTCAACGACATCCGCAACCTGTGCTTCGAGCAGACCCCTCTGCTAGGCAACACCCACACCATCCGCGACCGTGTGGCCGCCGCTGGCCTAGTGGCTGCCTCCCTCTACGTGGACTACATCTACCTAGACACGGACGAGCGCCGCAAGTTCGCCCAGGTGAGCCACGAGTATCTGATTGAGACCCTTCAGTTCACTGGTGGTGAGTCTATCACCTCCAGCTCTAACAAGCTGAAGCTGAACTTCAACCACCCTTGCAAGGAGCTCATCTGGGTGGTGCAGCGCGATTCCTTCGTGAGCTGCGACGACAATGTGATTGCCCCCTGGAAGGGCCAGCAGCCCTTCAACTACTCCGATTGGTGGGACCGTGCCGTGCTAGAGTCTGGCTACTCCATGAC